TAAATTAAAAGATTTGATTGAACAATTTGGAATAACACAAGAACAATTAAATAAAATAAAACAATCAGACCAATATAATATATTTATATGGAATACAATATATTCAGAAGAAGAATGTATTAGACAATTAGATAATCAAAATACATTAAAGTTTAAATATGATACACAAAATAAAACACTTGATGAATATAAAACATATTATGATGAAATACCAGATGAAATAATTACACATATAGATACTACATTAAAACAAGAAGGGGGTACTAATAATGAAATTATAATAGGAGGAGTTGATAGTCCTACAGCTGTAAAATCACGGTTGTCATCTGAGAGATTCCAAAATCCATATGATACCTCAGATGACCGAATATTAACCCCTAATGCTATTCGAGAAATGATCCCACAACTATTAAATTACAAATACAAACAAATAGAGATCAGTGTAAAAAACATACAGGAATTGGCGGAGAGGGAAAATATAAATAAAAATGTTATAAACTCCGATATATATATATTATTAATAACAGAATTGTTTGTAAATAATATCTCTGATATTACTCATAAAACATTTAATGATACACTACAAAAAATGGCAGATACAATTAGTACGATGTATTTCAGTTGTATAGAATATATAACAAACAAGGAAGGATTAAAGAGTATACAGCAGAAATTAGTTACTAGTAGTATTAAAAAGGAAAAAGATACACAAAATAAAATAATAAAATATATATATGATATTATTGTTCTAAATATAAATATTGAACCACTAGAATCATTAGCCAAATTAGAATCTCAAATAGATAATGAAAAAAAACAAAGATTTGAACAATATAAAGAATCTTTAATAAGCAGTTTTAATTATATTGTAAACATAAAAAATAAAGATGGTAAAATCGATAAAGCCGAACTTGAAAGTATGTTTGGAGAAAATAATGCTGTCAATTTTCTAAAATTTATGGATCCCAATAAGGATACAATTATTACTGTAGAAGAATTTATAGAAACTCTACAAAACGAATATTACAAATATTTAGATCTAAACACAGAATCTACATTTAAAGAAATCTGGATAAACCAATTAAAAAAAACTATTAAAAATCATATAATAAAATCAATAAATAATACTTTAGAACAATTAAATAAACAACTACAAGAATTACAAGCAAAAATTACAGAAGTAATAGATAAATCACAAAAAGATGCAGCAACAGCAGATAATGTAAAATTAATAAATGATACTTTAGAAAAATTAAATAAACAACTACAAGAATTACAAAGAAAAATTACAGAAGTAATAAGTAAATCACAAGAAGCAGATAATGTAAAATTAATAAATGAAACTTTAGAACAATTAAATGTTCAACTAGAAGAATTACAAAAAAAAATAACAACAGTAATAGATCAATCACAAAAAGATGCACAAATAGCAGCTAATGTAAAATTAATAAATGATATTTTAATACAATTAAATGATCAACAGGGGAATTACAAAAAAAAATAACAACAGTAATAGAACAATCAAAACAAGACACAGAAACAGCACATAATGTACAATTAATAAATAATACTTTAGAAAAATTAAATAAACAACTACAAGGATTACAAGATAAAATTACAGAAGTAATAGAACAATCAAAACAAGACACAGAAACAGCAGCTAATGTAGAATTAATAAATGATATTTTAATACAATTAAATGATCAACTAGGGGAATTACAAAAAAAAATAACAACAGTAATAGATCAATCACAAAAAGATGCAGCAACAGCAGCTAATGTAAAATTAATAAATGAAACTTTAGAAAAATTAAATAATCAACTACAAGAATTACAAAAAAAAATTACAGAAGTAGTAACTAAATCACAAAACGAAGTACAAACAGCAGCTAATGTAAAATTAATAAATAAAACTTTAGAAAAATTAAATAGACAATTAACAGAATTACAAGAAAAAATAACAACAGTAATAGATCAATCACAAAAAGATGCAGCAACAGCAGCTAATGTAAAATTAATAAATAAAACTTTAGAACAATTAAATGATCAACAAGAAGGATTACAAAAAAAAATTACAGAAGTAGAAAAAGATATATCTAGTAATCCATTAGAAAATTATTTTACGGACATAAATAAAGATAGAGAAGATAAAGAACGTAAATTTCCATATATAAAAATAACAAATATCCCGAATCCAGAAGATTTAGGATTAAATGAACAATTTAAATATTTTGAAGATATGAAGCCATATGAAAGCACTTTATTTCATAAAATTATGGTATCAAACAACCCTCATTTAATAAGATTTACTTTTGATAATTTTCACGGGGAAACAAGATTTAAACAAAATCAAAATATTATCTTATTATTAGAAGGTATTTTATTTAAAGGTGACTTATTAAATTTAGACAAAGTTAAAGAATTTGTTACAAACAAAGGCACAAGAGAACAAGTTTATAATAATATAAAGAAAAAAATATCATCGAATAACGAATTAACATTTGATGATAAATGTAATATTTGTGCAACAATGTTAGAATATTATAATACAGAAGGAATTAAAGAAATAATAGAAAATATGAAAGAAACAGATGCGGATATATTTTGTGGTATGAGAAAAAAATATGGTAATAATTTTAATACTTTTATAGAACTAGAACTAGAACTATATGGAATGACACCAGAAGAATTTAACAATTTATTTGATTCTTTAGAAAATAATGTTGATAATCAAATATTTATAAATATAATTAATGAAATTAAGAAAACAAAAATGAGTAAGACAGTAAATAATATTTTAGAAAAATTAAATAATGAATTAATAGAATTACAACAAAAAATAGTAGAGACAGAACAAGAATTAGCAGAACAGAAAAGAGCAAAAGCAGAAGCAGAAGCAAAAGCAGAAGCAGAAGCACAAGCACAAGCACTAGCAAAAGCACAAGCAGAAGCAGAAGCAGAAGCACTAGCAAAAGCAAAAGCACAAGCAGAAGCAGAAGCACTAGCAAAAGCACAAGCAGAAGCAGAAGCAGCAGAAAAAGTTAATAAAAATTTAAAACAATTAAATTTAGAACTAACTGAATTAAAAACACAAATAGAAGAGACAAATAAATTAAAGATAGAGAAGGAAGAAGCTGCAAAACTAGCATATGATGAAGATAGAAGAAAAATAGAAGAAAATATAAAACAAATAAATAATATTTTAGGTATATTAAATACTGAACTAAATGACCTAAACAATAAACTACAAGATGCAACAGAAGCAGCAAAAGCAGAAAAAGCAAAAAAAGCAGCAGAAGAAGCAGAAGCAAAAGTAAAAGCAGAAGCAGCAGCAGCAGCAGAAGCAGATGCAAAAGCAAAAGCAGACGCAAAAGCAGACGCAGAAGCAAAAGCAGCAGAAGCAAAAGCAGCAGAAGCAAAAGCAGCAAAAGCAGCAGAAGCAGCAGTTAAGGAATATTTAAATAAATTAAATATACAACTACAAGATTTAAACGCACAAATAGAAAAGGTAATGACAGAACAGAAAGCAGCAGCACAGAAGGCTCAGGAGGAGGCAGCAAGGATTACAGCAGAAAAGGAGGCAGCAAAAATAAAGGCAGAAGAGGAGGCAGCAGCAGAAGCACAAAGGCAGAAGGAAATAGACAAGTTGAAGAAAGAGGCAGATGCAGCAGAAGCACAAAGGCAGAAGGAAATAGACAAGTTGAAGAAAGAGCAGGAAGAATTCGACGCTATGCTACTTGCTGAAGAACAAAAAGAGAAGAAAGAAAAGCAGGATAAACAAGATAGAATAGAACACATAAAAAATAAATATAAAGGAGGTACTGAGTTAGTTACACAATTTATGAATGATTCTATAATTGGGAATATAGAAGAACTATTATCAACATCAACATCACAAAAGGTAGAATCTTATATTACGGCGAATATTAAAAGGTTTATATTTAATATTAATAATGAAAAATCATCATCAGATAGTATATATGATATATATAAAACTATGCTATGTTTAGATAATGATCCTGAACAAGATCAACTTAATATATTATTAGATAATATACAAATAACAATAAATGTGATTATAAGAGGTAATTTATATATTGTTTATTATTTTGGACTTTTATTAAATAGAATACATAATGATGATAATGAACCTTATACAGATTTTAAGTTAGAAAACTATTCTGACTCTGAAAATATTTTTAACTATAATGGTTTTATAAAAAAGGCAAAAGGTCTTCTGATTAATAAATTAAAAGAACATAGCATAGAATTATATGAACAACACGGAGAATATATGGATTATATGATTTATATATATTATATTATAAAATTAAGGAATGATATAAAACAAATGCACCAAATTATAGAACCGGGCACAAGACAAAAATTATTAATAAATTTAGGTTGTTTATTACTGTATTTTACAGAAATATATAAAAATATTACAACATTGTTAGGCAATTTTATACCACCATTAGGTGAATCTAAAAAAAATGAAGAAATTAGTAAAATACAAAAATTAATAGAAAATAATGGAATGATAAATTACCCATTAGATATAACAAAAAATAGTATAGCTACATATATAATATTTAACGATGGTTTACAAGCGGATGTAGATGACCAAAAGTATTATAAAAAAACTGAGAATTTACAATTACAATTAAAAAAACCTAATACAAATGAAGAATTTCTAGAAATAAACAAATATCCATTTTCAATTCCTAAAGATTTTATATTAGAAACTTCAATCAGAAATTCCAATGAAGACGAATATAAGATCAAATATAATTATATAGCTGAAAAATTATATGATACTAATTGTGTATTTATATCTATGTATGGTGCATCAGGGCATGGGAAAACAGCAACAATGATATATAATGATACAGATAAGAATCGCGATAAACATCAACCAGGAGATATACAATATATAATAGAAAACGTTATAAATTATATGTATAAACAAAAATCAAACATAAAAATAAAAATAAATACTAATGTATATGAAATATGTTCAAAACTAGCCCAAGTAAATATAGACTATGATAGTTATGATAATGATTATCATATAATAAAACACACTGACCCAAAATATAATAAACCCATCGAGATAGTAAATGTACATGGAACTAACATTAAAAAAGAATATTATGATGGAATTAAAGCTAAATTAGATGCAAATAAGAATAAAAGTCGTCTTACATTTGGTACTACTAATAATCCTGCAAGCTCTAGATCTCATTTAATAATAGTAATAACATTTACAATAATAGGTATTGATAGTATTGATAGTATTGATAGTACTTATAATTTAGTAATACTTGATTTAGCTGGGAGAGAACAACAATTTAAAACAAATTCTGAAGGATTATTAGAGAAATTGGTTAAGACGGTAGAAGGAATATTAAAAGAGGAGTATAAACAAAATATTACACTAAAAGATATAGCAGATTTACAGAATTGGATTTTAATACATAAAAATAACGATAATAAAATAGAATATCAATATAACAGAATTAAATTAGAACAAGATTATAAAACATTATGTATGTTGAATTATAATAAAGAAAAATCCGATTTATATGATAAAATTCTAGATAAATTAGTGAAATTAGCTGAATTTTCCAAAACATATGGTAATAATACAACAAAACTTAAAAAACATATTGAGATAATATTGGATTCTACAAAAGTTCTTAAAAAAGATGATGAAACCAGTCTTAATAACCAAAAAATGTCAGATGCTGCAGGAAATGTTATAGAAGAATTTCAACGAGATATATCCAATGATACAAACAATAATGCACCATTAATAAAATCTATGGATGCTTCTGGAGACGTATCACTTTTTATGATACCAGATCTTTGGGAAGTGAAAAACGATGAAATGCTAAATATAAATGTTATACAACTAACCGAAAGTAAGAATTTTTCTCGCAAAATTCCGGGAATCTTTGAAAATAGTAAAATTAAAGTTCTTGATGATATAAACCATACAGAAGACACAAATAAAATAAAAATAGGATATACGTTCAAAGATTTACGTGAGAAAACTATATTTAATCATACTTTTTTAAAAGATATACAAACCAACTTAAATAACTTATTACAGAATGTAGATATGGAGTCATATAAAACATTAGTAAATACGTTATTAGGGAAAAAATATGTATCAACATATGAGACAACTGGGAAGAATATATTAGATATTTTATCAACATTAAATAGTGTTGCCCATTATAAAATATATAAAAATTCATTCGAAACATATATAAAATCTAAAATTCTACAGATTGACAATTTCAATCAACAAGACAAACTAGTAATCAATTATAAAAAATATGTTATAGATATAAACAACATATTAAACAAATCCTATAATATAGGGGAAGGAGATTTTAAAAATTCATTGAATACATACAACGAATATTTAAAGAAATTAAATGCTCCGAATAGATTACAACTAATAGAAAAATATAATTCAATAGTGGAACAGGGTACAATAAAAATTACAGATTTAATAAAATTTAATGATAGTATTACAGACTCTATAGCTACAGAAAAGGTAAGTAAAGATAAGTTAGAACTTGAATATAAGAAAAACACGGAAATATTATGTATGTTTTATATTTCTTTTATATGTAGAGCATATGAAAGTCTTTTTGTAACTGAATCTTTAAATGGAATAGAGACAGTAACAAAAATATTACAATCAAATGGTGTTAGTTTATGTAAGCTTATGTATGATAATATTCTAGAATGTATTAATAATTCTGATTTATATATGCTTAATAGAGAAAAAGACAAAATATCACTATATGATTCGACAAATATTGAAAAATATATAGAAGAAGATAAAGAAGATACAGAAAATACTAAATTTATAGTTCCCAATGATACTTTTGGAAAATTATTACTTAAATTAGTACAAGTGCAAAATGAAAATAGTCATCAATTTTTTGAACAAAAAGATCATAAGGATGATAATAAATCGGATATAGAATATAACAACAACTCAATAAGATCATTAGAAAGTGATGATGTTATTAGCTATGATAAATCACCATATTTTGTTATTATATTTGTACTTGGTATGCATAAATGGGCAAAGATACCAATAAAATACACTGGTATACCAAGATATCTATGTGAATTAGATACTTGTAAAAATATATTAAAACAGTTATACAAAGAGCTCCCTAATAATAAAACACAGATCGAATCCCTAAGAACGAGAATAACTAATACAAAAAGCAAAATAAAAAAAATAATAGGAAAAAAACCCCATGATAATATAATTACGTTTTTAGAAAATCAACTTAATATATCTAAAAAAGAAAGTACACAATTAATTGATCACATTAAGAGAAATTTTGATTTGGGTACTCCATTAGAATCTATTTCATCATTAGAAACATTATTTGAAAAAGATGCTAATTCAGTAATAGGTGCGTTAGCAGCTGCATTAAGTACAAATATAAAAGTTTTTGATAGTTCCTCGTTATGTAATCAGTTAAACGTACTTAATTGTGTAATAAATGTTGATGAAGAAGACTCAACACCAACTTTAACATCCACAATAGAACTATCCCCAGGAATCTTGAATTCAGCCAAGGAGATAGAACCATTACCAGTCCCAGTCCCACCAGATGAAACAACATTAATAGGTGGAGTAGTTACAGATATATAAAAGTTCCAGTGGAAATATTATTTAGTAGTATTACTATATCACCTATATGACGGTAGAATACATATATACGATGAGAAATATCATTTAGGTCATAAGATATCCCATAAAGAACTCATAATGGAAATATATATTTTCCTATAGAATTAACAATATTAGAAATAGTAAGAAATTTATTACAAAATAACTTTAAGATATTTGATAATATAATTAGTAATAAATCAGAAGAAATTACGATGCTTAGAAAATTAATTCTAATTATAATAAACCAAATAAATATATTTATAAAAAACAAATCACTTAATAAAAAAAGTATGATGTATTTCACAGCAGATGGATATAATGAGGATTATTATTCATTATCATCTACAAAACTAGAAACAGAAACAGTAGAAACAATACTAAAAACACTAATAAACGAAATATAAACTTCCATAATAAATACTACAAATAGTATAAGTTATAGATATTACTAAAAATATATTAAATAATAGTATTAATTATAATTACATACAAAAAATGTTTTTTTTTATATTATATAATATATTACATGACTAATTTTGAAAAATATTTAAAATATAAAAAAAAATATTTGGCTTTAAAGAATAAACTAACAGGAGGGGGATGAGGTACAGTACCAGCACCACCACCACCTTCTTCAACATCTGCTCCAACAACAAATAATAATACTGGTGGAAATGGATGAGATAAAACAAAATTACAAAAAGGAGGAGGATGAGGAATAATAGAATCATTTAATAATTTATTTAATAAATCAACTGATCATACTGATAATAACTCAACCAATGTTATGAAAGGAGGATGAGGTTTAGGTGGATTAGTAATTAATTAAATGATTAAAATAATAAATATTAAATAAATTAATATTTGTATGACTTATATATTTGAAACAATTTGTGAATATATAATGAGAAAATATTAATAATTTAATATATAATTTTATTATATAAATTTAATATATATATATATATTATTTATATGAATATTTATATTGATATGGTAGGGGATTTATTTCATTATGGACATACAAATGCATTAAAAACAATATATGATACATATATAAAAAATACAAATAATAAATTAGTTGTAGGAGTTCATAATGATAAAACAGTAGAATCATATAAACGAAAACCTATATTAACAATGGATGAAAGAATAAAAGTAATTTCGACATGTAAATATATTTATAAAATTATTCCAGATGCTCCATTAGAAATTACAGAAAAATATATAAAAAAAAATAATATTAATTTAATATGTATTAGTGGTAATAGAACAAATGATGAAATCGAATTAATGTATAAAAATATTTTACATTTAAATATATTAAAAAAAATAAAATATACAGATGAAATTTCTACATCAGATATTATTAAAAGAATAAAAGATAGAGTAGATTTATAAAAATTATAAAAAATTATAAAAAATTATAAAAATTTTTTTATAAAGATTTATGAAATTCCCATTTTAATTCTTTACATATTGCTTTCCAAATTTGGTCTTGTGCAAATAATTTCTCCCGAGATTTTAAAAGAGGGAATTTTTTTACATAATCATCCATATCAAGTAATTGAAAAAATTTATTTAAACAATAAGAATAACTAAGAAAGTTTTTACGAGTAGAAGGACAGTGTTTTAAAAATGGAATTTGAATATCACGAAACATACTTCTTAACTTTTCTTCAATTTCAGGATTAATAATTGGAGGAGGTATTCCATTAATTTTATTAATTATATAAGATATATGTTCATAATATTTATTTAATTTTAATTTTTTTAATATTTCTCTTATTTTTTTATGTGTTATAGTAGCCATATTAGTAATACGTTGTTTTTTTAATTCAATAATAATATTATCAATAATTTCATTAGGAATATCAGTACTTTCTTTACTTTGAAATTGTGCTAACCATTCACTAAAATGATTCATTCTTTTATAACTAAAATAATTATATTCAGAAGGAGGTTCTTTATATGATGGTCTTTCAGTATCAATTATAATATAATATAATTCCCCACATTCTTTGCAATAACTATGACCTTCTACAAAATTTACAATTAAAATATTATTACATAATTCACAATAATCTTTATTATATGTTTGCACTTTATTTTTATGATTTTTATTAACAGTAGATAAATATTTATCTAAAATACTTGCCTTAGATAATATAGTATCATCATTATCATTATCATTACAATTATTATTACAATTATTATTAGTGGAATTATTACAATTATTATTAGTGGAATTATTACAATTATTATTAGTGGAATTATTACAATTATTATTAGTGGAATTATTACAATTATTAGTGGAATTATTACAATTATTATTAGTGGAATTATTACAATTATTATTAGTGGAATTATTACAATTATTATTAGTGGAATTATTACAATTATTATTAGTGGAATTATTACAATTATTAGTGGAATTATTACAATTATTATCAGTGGATTTTTTATTAAATAAATCTAAAATAGAAGATGAGGATGGAGATAATGATTTTTTATTAGAAGAATAAGAAGAATTAATATTATTTGTAGGTTTTTCATTATAATATTCAAATATTAAATTACCAGTTTGTAATAAATAATTTATTTCTTCTGTATTATTTTTAATATTATTAATATTAGTTTCCAAAGTGCTAATTTGGTTTTGTAAATCATAATATATTTTTAATTCATCATTATTACATATAGAAATATTATTATATGAATTATATTTATTTTTTAAAATAGATAATTTATTTTCTAATGTAGATAATGATTTTTGTTGTTCTTTCATAGTATTAATTTTTTTAGTATGTATAGAATCTAATGTTGTTTTAGTATTATTTTTTTTCCTAATTTTTTCTTTTACATTAAAATAAATCATAAATTTTTATAATTATAATTATAAAAATTAATTATATATTTACGTAAATAAATATAAAAAAAAAAATAAAAAATATTAAATGATGCAAAATAATATAAAAGAATATTTATTATATTGTGTATATAATCAAATATTTAATATATTAAAACCATATAATTTATTTGATAATTTAATTAATAATGCATTAAACGATGGATGGATGTTATATAAATCAAATAATAAAATTATTATGAAGAAAAATATTAAAAAAAATAATATAATTAATATATAAATATGGGTGGTGGTCTATTACAATTAGTCGCCTATGGAGCACAAGATGTATATCTTACAGGAAATCCTCAAATTACATTTTTTAAAATGATATATCGTAGATATACTAATTTTTCAATGGAATCTATACAACAATCATTTTCAAGTACAGTTGATTTTGGTAGAAAAGTAAGTGCAACAATATCAAAAAATGGAGATTTATTACATAAAACATATATACAAGTAAAATTACCACAAATTGATTGTGGAACATCTAGTGAAAATCGATTTAGATGGTTAAATTGGTTAGGACATATAATGATTAAATCAGTTGATATTGAAATAGGAGGACAACAAATAGATAAGCATTATTCTGAATGGATGCATATTTGGAATGAATTAACACAAGATTCAGGTAAAAAAGAAGGTTATGCATCTATGATAGGAAATGTACCTAGATTAACACAAGTTGTTCAAGGACATGCAAATGCATCTACATTAATTGATTCTCAAAATGTATTAGATTCCCAAGGTGCAATACCATCTATCATATTATATATTCCTTTAAATTTTTGGTTTTGTAGATCACCAGGATTAGCATTACCATTAATTGCATTACAATATCATGATATTAAAATAAATGTTGAATTTAGAGATGCCTCAGACTGTTGTTGGGCAACTGGGAAATATGTAACAACACCACCTTCAATTACATCAGCAGTATTATATTGTGATTATATATATTTAGATACAGAAGAACGAAGAAAATTTGCAGAAGCAGAACATGAATATTTAATAGAACAATTACAATTTAGAGGCAATGAAGCAACAACATCTACAAATAATAAAGTTAAATTAGCATTTAATCATCCAGTAAAAATGTTAGCATGGGTAACACAACCAATTGATTATACAAATAATATATTTACAAATGATTACGGAGGAAAACAATGGTTTAATTTTAGTGATCAAATAGATGTTTCTTATTATAATGGAACACCACAAGATGCTTTAGGTCCTGGATTAATATCTAGTAATAATATGAATTTTGGCTTACCCTTAATTGGAACTGGTAGTATAATAGATACATCACAACAAACACCAGGTAGTGAAAATCCTCAATATAGACCCGATACAGGAACTATAACTGGAAATGGCATTAGTGCTTCATCTGTCAGTACTTTATCAGGAGGTTTTGCTAATATTTTAGCTCCTTCTATTGCATCTTCATTTGATAGTAATGTTACGAGTTCTAATATACCATTATTTGATTTTGGTTCAAATTGTACAGATACAGCAAAATTAACATTAAATGGTCATGATAGATTTTCAGAAAGAGATAATCGATATTTTAATTTAGTACAACCATATCAACATTGTACAAATATTCCATCGGTAGGTATTAATATGTATTCATTTGCATTAGAACCAGAGAAATTAGAACCAACAGGTACTTGTAATTTTTCAAGAATAGATATATCTCATTTATTATTAAATTTAACACCACAAACAGTTAAAGATTCGAGAGTAGCCCATATTCGTATATATGCTTTATCATATAATATTTTAAGAATATCAAATGGTATGGGTGGATTAGCATATGCAAATTAAATAATTATTTATTAGATGAATTAAACCATAAATTATCAGGGTCATTTACATCATAAAAATTATCTAAATATAAATTTATATCTGGAATTAACATATATCGTAATGTTTCAGGTGAAATAGAAAATGATTCATTTAAATCATTTGATAATGTAATTAAATCAAAATGAATTAACAAATTTTTATTTATATTTGATGTTCTTAAAAATGGTTTTTTATAATTAAAATCAACTGTTCTACCAAAATCAAGTAAATAAAAATGACTACCATTAGGACGAACCATAATATTTTTTGAATGAGTATCACCATGTAAATATTTTAAACTATTTATTTTTTTTATAAATTGTGTAATAGTAGA